AGTCACCTTCTGAATTGCCTGTTGTGTCTGCAAGATCTTTGCATCAAGGTCTGCAATCTGACGTTTGCCCTGTATTTCCTGCTGAATCAGGCTTGCCTGGGCACTGAAGCCTTTTGCTGACAGCAGTTGCCCCTGCAGTGACAGGGTGTTCAGTTTGGCAGTTGCTGCAATCTGCTTTGACTGCCTGTTCAATCTTTCAATTTCCTGTTGCCGTTCAAGGTCACTTTGCAAGCGTTGAAATGACAGTGCTGTCTTCTGCAGGGCGTTCTGCCTGGCATAGGCTTGTGCAAAGTCACCTGCCCGCTTGATCTGTTGGTCTGTGATTGCAAGTTGCGCCCGCGCCCTGACAACCTGCAACCCGCGCCCTGTGGCAATCTGCTGTTCAAGTTTGGCACGACGTATCAACAGCACTTCAAGTTGTGCTTCAAGTTGTCTGAGGCTTGTTGTGATGTCTGTGTTTCTATCGTTTTCTTGTTTGGCAAGGGCTGCCTGTTGTGCATTGCTTGTCAAGAAACTGTTTGCAGCCTTCAGTTCTGAAGTCACAACTTGCTGATTCCTGAGGTATTCCCGGGCATCATCAAGGCCTGCCTTGCTTTGAATTGCAAAGATGACTGCTGCCTGTTTCTGTTGATCTGTCAGTTTGCTGTTGTTTCGGATCAACTGCAGTTGTTGCAACAGGGGCTTTTCAATGTCCTTGACCACAGACAACAGGGCTTCCCTTGTCTGTTTGGTGGCAAGAAACACTTTTGCCTTTTCAGGCAAGTCTTTCAGGCTTGAAAAGACCCCTGAAATAGTGCCCCCCAGGTTTGAAAGAGCATCAAGGGCAGTTGACAAAAAGTTTCGCGTCAAAGCCCTGGCTTCTGAAGCCAGGGCTGCCCGTTCTGCTGCAATTTCCTGTGCTGCCCTGCTGACCCCTGTTTTGCCTCCTTTTGTGCCTGCAATCAGACTGCCTGTGACTGATGCAGTGCCTGTGATTCTGTTTGCAGCCTGCCTTGCTGCCCGTAACCTTGCTTCTTCACGTCGTTGAAAGTCTGCAGAAGCAAGTGAAGTTGAACTTGTGAACTGTGCAGCAACAAAGCCTGCAAGGCCTTTTGCCCCCTTCTTTGTGGCAATCACAATGCCCTTCAGAATGCCTTCTGCCACTGCTTCAGACATCCTTGAAGTGAAGACAGAGAAGAAAGACTTGCCCCCTGACTTTGCTTCATCTTGAATCTGTTTCAGGGCTTTCTTGACCTGCTTGACAAGGTCTTGAATTGCAGGCAACAGGCTGTTCTTGACAAAGCCTTCTATCCTTTTGACAAGCCCATCAACACCCCCTGCTGACTTGATGATCTTGTTGACTTCAGGGGCAATGGTACGAAGTACCCCAAACACAAGATCTTGCAGGCTGTTCTTCAGTTTGGTGATGGGGTTGACAATGTCTCTGCCTGCAATCGTTTCAAGGGTTGTGCCTAACCTTGATGCGCCCTTGTTGATCAATGCCAGGGCAATCTTCACCCTGTCATACTTTGTCAATTCTCTGTCAAGGGCGTTTGCCCTTTGTTGGGTGGCAAGGGCAAGTTCACCTGCCCTGACACCTATCTTTTGCAAGATGTCATCAGACACTTCACCTGAAGTCAACTGCTGCAGTATTTCTGCCCGTGGCAGGCCTGCCACAAAGGACAGTGCCCTTGATGCCTGTGCAATGGCAGGGGCAAGGTCTTTGCCTATGCCTGAAGCCTGCAGTTCAATCAGGGTGTTGAAGGCTGTTGCCTTGCTGATTGCCCCATCAAACTGCTTCTGCAGGGCCTTTGCATCTTCAATTTGAACGTTGAAGAACTTTGCCCTTTCGATCTGCTGACCTGTCTTCACCAGGGCCTGCAGGCTTCTTTCAAGCCCGTCAAGGCTGCCCTTGGCAAGGTCAACGGCAGAACTGAAGCCTGTGACAATGTTTGCAAGGTTGCCTGCACTTCTGCTTATCTTGTTGAACGTCTTTTTTGCATTCTGTTGAAGTTTCTTGAATGCCTGCAGGGCTGCTGAAATGTCAGCCAGGATGGGGATCTGAAGGGGTTGTGTTGCCATGATTCAAGACCTTTGCTTCATTGCCTTTGTTTTCTTGTTTGCCTTTTCTTGACTCTGCTTCATGTCCCAGTTTGCAGCAGAAACTTCAAGGGCTTCGCAAGTATACATGACTTCACAATACAGTGCAGGCTGTTCATCAAGGCTGCCTGCTGACACCAGGTGCCCCCGTTTGTAGGCTTTGTACAGTCGCAAGGCATGTTGAACTGTTGTCTGCTTCAACATGGACAGGGGGCACCTTCTGCAAGGTCTGCCCCCTATGTCATACACAAAGCCACCCCTTGCAGGTGAAGGCCCCCTGCACCCCCACAGGGTTGCAACATGTTCATCTGTTTTGCACACTGAACAGTCATTCTGCAGGTTGTGCTGTTCTTTCATGAAGGGCCAAAAGAAAGCCGCTTCAAGGCCTTCAATCAGTTTCCCGCTTCACTGTCTTCATTCAGGAAACAACCCCCTATTTCAATCAACAGGGGGTCAAGGTCATCAATGCTGACTTCATGGTTCACAACAGGGGCAATGCTTTCAAGGGCTGCCTGTGTCACTTGTTTCAGGCCGTACTTGTTGACCTGCTTGAAGGGGGTGACTGTGACACTGTCAATGCTATCAATCACAAGATAGGCGAGACACTTGCAAGCGAGGGTCAGACCCACAAGTGCCCCGTTGCCCGGCGCGTACAATGCAGAAGTTGCCCCTGCACCTATGTACTGAACACCAGACTCTGAATCCACTTCAATTCCTGCCTGCTGAAAAGCAGTTATTCTTTCTCTGACTGTTGGACTATGACACCAGAAAGCAAGGGCCTTCATGTCAGGCAACACAACAACTTTGTCAGAATGTTGCCTGGCATCATAGTCATCAAAGTCAATGCCCTGTGCAGACATTGCTTCCCAATCAATAGCCGGATCAAACTTGCTGACAAGCCTGATCCGTGTGTTTCTCAGGGATTGAAGTGTGAAACGTGACATGTTGACCCCCATTCACGTTGAAAGGTTAGAAACGGTAGAAAAACGCCTTGTTGTACGTTGTTGAAACTTCATCATCAACAAAGGCAAAAGTTGCATCATACGTGCTGATCCCTTCGTTATCCCCGTAGGTTGCAGGGTCAGAAGGTTGTGCATTGCCTATGATTGCAACAGTGCTGCCTGCTTCATTGCCAAACTGCAGCAGAAGCCGGGCCTGTGTGCCGTTTGCTTCTGTGGTGTCCTTGAAGGTCTTTGCCTTGTTTCTGAAGGACACCCCTGCAGAAGGGGCGCGACCTGTGACAAACACAGACTGTTGTGCAGTGTCACTGTCACCTGTGTCTCTCACGACAGATCGTTCAATGTTGTAGTTGAAGTCAATGTTGTTGCAGTCAAGTTCAGTGCTGCCAAAGAAAGCCCGGCCCTGCACAAACTTCACAGGGGCAGGGGGTGTGCTGTTCTTGCTTGCAAGAGGAATGTTGCCTGCAATCGTGAATGAATCAGTCAGTTGAAAGTCTTCACCTGTGGCTTCAACTGTCATGGTCAGGGTCTGACTGAATTGACTTGCTAGACTGACATTGATGATGCAGCCCTTGTGTTGAATCAGTTGATCATCAATCAGTTCAACCATTGTCAGAGACAGTTGCCCTGTGTCATCAGGGGTGAACTTTTCACCTGCATGAAAGGGTTCTGCTGCTGTTGGTGTGGCAGACAAGGCAGGGGCAATGACAATTGTGTCACCTGTAGGGCTTTCGGTTGCTTCTGTAACATACGCAACCTGACCTTCAATCAAGACAGCATCACCTGCACTGAACACGTTTGCTTCTGAAGTTGACAGGTTGATCGTTGTTGTGGTTGACCCTGCCTGCACTGTGTCAGCAACATGTGCAGACCTTGTGCCTACTGCACTCAACAAATGTGAATACCTGTCAAGAGTAACAGTTGCCCCTGCCCCAGATATAGGCGTTTCAAGTCCAAGCAATTCAGTTTCAAGGGAACCTTCAACCTGTGACAATCCCTTCAGGTTGCTTGGGGGTGTCCAAGAACCCCTTCTGAAGTCAAGGCGCGTCAGGTTTTCCTTGCCAACAGTGAAGTCAGACGTTGCAGGCAACCTGCCAAAAATATAGAAGGTTGCACTGTCCCTTGCTGCTGCCAGGGCAGGGGTGATTGTCAGAGTCAGGGCAGAACTTGCTTCAACATAGGCAGTGTCAGTGATGTATGCATGTTCTTCACTGTCAGGCAAGTACACAGAAAGCCCGTTGAAATAGTCTGCAAGGAAGTTCTGACGGGCTGTTGCATCAGCAAGGCCTGCAGGGTACAGGGCAGAAGTGCTTGAAGTCACTTCAATCACAAGTGAAGTTGTGGTGTTGCCTGAAGACTTGCTTGACTGTTCAAAAGGTGAATAACCCTGATTGACTTCAGGCACAAAGCCGATCAATCCAAGCGCGGCGCGTTTGTAGTTTCCTGCCATTGTCTCTACTCCTTTGTGGTTTCAGCATCATCTGCAGGCAGTTCTTCTTCTTCTGCTGCAGGGTCTTGTTCAACTGCAGGGGCAGGGGGTGATTCAATCACAATTGCCCGCGCCCACGGCCTGTCATGTCTGCCCCTGTCTGTCATGTTTTCTACTCCTGAAAGATCAAAGTGAACTGCTGCAGAGTCACCTGTTGCCTGTCATTGACAAGCACTGTGCTTGTGCCTGTCCTGGTGATGTTGACAACGTCAGTATGATTGTTTGCAATCAGGGCTTCAATTGCCTTCTGTGAGCGCAACAAGGCCCTTGCCTGTGCATCTTCAAAGGATTCACCTGACTTCAAGGTTGTGCCTATTTCAAGGGTGATTGTCACACTGAAGGCTTCAGGTGAAAGTTTCAGTTCTTGATACAGGGCAGCCCCTGATTCAACCCTGAACATGTAGGCCCCATCATACTTGACCCTTGAAGCAGTTTGCAGGGTGCTGTCAAAGGTGCCTGCAGTTGCTGTCAAGCCTGTGGCTTCAACGGCAGTCTTCAGGCTGTTCATGGCAGTTGAAAAGGTCATCTGACTAGTGACACCCCGTTGAAGTTTCTGCCCCTTTCCTGTGGCTCCAAACGCCCATCCTGCGGCCACAGGTCAACGTCAACCTTGGCAAGTTGTGCATCAATGGCAGCAAAGGCCTGTGCTTCAAGGGCAAGGTACTTGTCCCAGTCTTCAGACCCTGCAGAACTGAAGGAAGTGGCAAAGTAGAAACGTGACATTGTCAGCAGTCTGTGTGCATTGAAGAACTGTTCAGGATAAAAGACATTGCCCGGGTTGACAGACCTGTTGCCCCTGTCCTGCAGACGTTGTCGCAAGGTGTCACTGATCATTCTCCATGCTTCACGCCTGAAGGTGGCAAGGCTTGATTGCCCTGACAGGGTCTGAATGTAGGGATTGACATCAGTGATGTCACTGTCAGTCAACTGACTGTTGAAGGCCCTGAAAACCACGTCAAAGTACAGTGACCTTGTGTATTCAACGCCCCCGCTTGTGAGGTAGAAGACAGCCCTGAAGGCATCTTCAATTTGAAAGACAGTGGCAGACCATGTTCTTGAATAGGTGGCAACAGCCCCTGACATTGTCACCCCTGTTGCTGTCCTTGCAACAAGTGTGTTGCCGTTGGTGTCAAGCACTGCAACCTCTGCTGCTGTCAGGGTGGCTTCAGAGTCATCAATCATCAGCCGATAGTGCAGGGCATCCTGTTCACCCCTGACCACTGTGCCCCTTTGCCCTGCCCTGTTCATTTCTTCTGCCTTGTCTTTTTGGTAACAACTGCAACAGGTTCAGGCTTGTGTTCTTTCACCTTGCCCCTGTCTGATGCCATTGAAGAACCTGGGCCGTATGTCTTGAAAGTGACCCGGGCTTCACCTGCCCGCATGACCACAACTTCACCAGGTTCAAAGGTCTTTTTGACCCTTCTGTTTCTTCTGTCAAAGCCCTGCATCAGGGTCACACCCTGCCCGACTATCTCAAGGGCAAACGTTCTGCCATTTCCATAGGAACCTGATTCACCTTCAATGCCCCAGGCAACGTAAGTCTGAAAAGGTTCTTCAAGTTCACACCAGGTTGACAAGTCAACCCACCCTGCAATGTCTTCACATGTTTCTCTGTGGACAGTGGCAGGCAGTGTTCTGAGGTAGTCAGACAGGGCAAGCCCGTCAAGTTTCTGCAGTTGTTCGTTTTGCATTTGTTGACCCCCTTTGCAAAATTACAACATCAACATCAAGCGTTTGTGCCAGGTTCAACAAAGAACAAGACAAGCCTGAAGGTTGTGGTGATAGAACCTACACCTGCTTCAGCGGTGCCGCCGTTTGCAGAAGTTCTGAGCGAGTAGATCTGCATTTTGTTTGTGCTGTGGTTGTACTTCACTTTGTAGTCCACAATGTTAGACTCTGCAATTGCCCCCTTGACATACCCTTGAACGGCAAGCAAGTCACCTGTCACAAGGTTGTCAGAGAATGATGCAAGGTCAAGTTCAACACCCCCTGCTGCATACGTGATTGATCCGTCTGTATCAACAACTGCCATTTGAAGATCAACAAGTTTGCCGATCCCTGTGTAGTCTTCTTGTGACTCCACCTTAGCAAGTGAAACTGCCATTGTTTTGACTCCTTTTCTGTTGTGTCTTAGCTAGTGGCAAGATCAAAGATGACACCAAACTGACTCGGGTTCTTGCACACAAGTTGAGGGTAGCACTTGATGATCATTGACTCTGCATCATGACCCGGATCAATAGCCTTCACCCCCACAGGGTACCCTTCAAAAGAAGCAGGCATTGTTTCAAGTTCAACGTCTGTCTGTGGGGTGTCCTGTGGCAAGAAGTGCAGTGACATCATGTCAGTGTTGATGAACCACACTTCATCATTCACTGCATTGCCTGAAGGCTCCATGCTATCAATTGGGAATGCAGGCACCCCGTCAAGGGTAAAGGTTCTGATCAAGCCTTCAACACTCTGCACTTCAACATACTGAATGTCACTGCCAAGCACTTCTGCGATCTTGTTGTATTGCGTTCTGCTACACCAGATCTCGTTTGGCCGTGCATTTTGATCGGCCAACTGCGCAAAGACTTCACGGATCATTGCTCGGGTGATGGGGTTCGTTGCAGCATCCTTGATTGCAGGCTGCCACCAAGAGTTTGTCAATGACAGGCCTTCAAAGGTGCCTGTGTTTGTCATCCATGTCTTGACCCCTGCAAGGTTGTTTCCTGACTGGGCTTTGACAAGGTCATTTTCAAGACGAGAAAACAGGGCCTTCAGTTTCAATTCAAACTCAAGTGCAATGCTGTCCAAGTCACCCACAACAGAGTTGCCTTGTGCTGCATGGATTGCAAGCCCGTCCATTTCCATTGGGATCCAATAGCGCGCCCATTCTGCAAGTGCCTGTGCAATGCTGACATTTGTTGCAGAAGGGTAGGCATCACCCTGTGCATAGGATGCAGCAGCCCCTGCAGAATAGTACACAGGAAACTGTGCAGCGTATCTGCCACCCCTGTCAGCACCCATGCCCTGGAAGAAGATCCTGTTGTTGACCGACAAACGACCAATCACAGAATTGGGGGGCACAATGCTTTTCAGGTGACTGCCGCTGCTGTCCACCAAGGACATGACAATCTCATTGCCATAGTTCTGACGCAAGCCATTGGCAAGGCTTGTCAGTGTTTCAGTTGCCATGATTCACACTCCTACTTGTTGGCATTTGAAAGAATCTTCTTCAGGTTGCCCCGCAATTCTTTCAGGTTCTTTGGTTTGGTGCTGACACTGTTTGCACTGTGCCTTGCATTGTCCACTGAAGGGGCAGACGTAGCACCCTGAATTGTATGCAAAATTGAAAGTTGTTGCAAGGGGTTGTCAGCCTTCAAGGCTGAAAAAAGATCTTGCATCTTGCCCTTCTTCTTGTCTGACAGGTTCTTCACCCTGGCATCAAGCAACTTGCCTGCCTGTTCTGTGTATTCCTGCAACTGTGCCTTCAGGGCTTCATTCTCTGCCTGCAGGGCTGCAACATCAACCCCTGCCCCTTCTGCAGGTTGTTCTGTCCCTTCTGTGGCTGCTGCAGGGGCTTCTGCAGGTTGTTCTTCATCATCAAGGAACAAGGCAGCAAGTTGATTCAACACTTCTTCTTCTTTGGTTTTCTCTGTCATGGTGTGACCCTTCATGTGCTATTGTTTCAGGGCATCAGTACAATCTGAAAAGCCCCTGTTCATCCCCTCGAATAGGGGCTTTTTTATGCCTGTGACAGCAACTTCTGCAGTTCTGCTTCTGCCACTGCAAGGATTGCCTGTTCATCCTGTGGGCTGATGCCAAACCAGGGTGACATGACCTGATTGAAGGCAGCCTTTTCTTTTTGATCGTTGGTGACTGTAATGACTGCCCGCGCCCCTGTCTGTGTGGTTTCTATCCTGTCAAGAATCACACCCTGAACCATTGCCCCTGTCCAAGTGAGATCCCTGATGTCAACCCTTCTGTCAGCCCGTTTCTGACTGTAGGCCTTTGAATAGGTGCCTTGCTCGTTCGGAGTCTTTGAAGGTGTCTTCATCTTGTTGTCATCAATGCCCCTGCCTGCCCGTGTTCTTGTCTTGATAGCAGCAACACCTGTTGACCCTGCAACTTCAACGATTGCAAGGGCAGTGTCAGGTGACAGTTCTTCAGGGATCGGCAGTTGTATGTTCCTTGGTATCTTGATCATCTTGCAGCCCTGTTTGCCCTGCCTATCAAGTCACCTGTGGCAAGGGGTATGTTCTGACGTTCAACAAAGGTGACAGGCACAGGCACCCATTCATGCCTGCAGTTGTATCCGCCACAGTGTGTAGTGACTGCAAGGCCCTGGTTGTTGTTCAGGGCTGCAATCTGCTTTTTTGTGAAGGCATAACCAACACAGACATCACAGAAGGGCCTGTCAAGGTTGTCATCAGGCCCTGAATATAAGTACAAGACATCAATGCCTGCCTGTTCCATCCTTGCCCCTGCTGCATTCTGAATTGACTGCACCTGCCCTGACAGGGCTGTCCTGACAATCGTTTCAGCCTGACCCTGTGACAGGTTGCTGACTGCAGACACTTGTGCTGCTGCCACTGTCAAGGGGGTGGGCACAACCTGCATTTGAAGCAACACCTGCTGCACCTGTGCTGCAATGTTGTCTCTGACCCTTGCCACCTGAAGGGTGGCAGTGTCACGGGCTGCCTGTTGTTGTTCAAGAAAGGCAACCCCTTCACCTGCAAGGGCTGCTTCAAGCCCCCTGATTGAAGGCGTTTCAAGACCCCCTGTGTATTCAATCCCCAGGCCCTTCAACTTCTGCAGGGCTGCTTCTGTGGCAAGGTTCAAGAAGGGATCAAAGTCAAAGTATTTCTTTGTGCCTGCCCGATCAATCAGGGCATACACAAGTTCAAGGCTGACCTGTGAGCGTAGCAGCCCGTCAGCCTGTCTGTTGTCTCGTATCCACTGCAAAATGAAGTCACGCAAGTCAGGCAGTTGTTTTCTGTACTGCCTTGCAATCCTTTTGACCTGTTCTTCTGCAGTCTCTGTCAGGCTGTCAATTGACATCAGACAGGCCTGTCAAGGGCAACAGGGGTTGCATCAGGGCAACTTCTTCTTGCTGAATCAATGCAATCTCTGCTTCTGCCTGTTCCTGTGTCATGTCCCACAGTTGCTGCATTGCATGCTGCCTTGACAACAGTTTCTCCCTGACAGCAACTGCAAAGGTGTTGACCTGTTCAACAAGGTTGGCACCAGGGCCAAGGGGTTGATATTCAACCTGCACTTTGCCTTCAGGCAGTGCTTCACCTGTGAAGGCCTGCCACACAAGGCGCGCAACATCATAGAAACGTTGTTCGTACAGTCTCCACAGGTTTCGCCTTTGTTCCCACTGCCTTTCAAGGTTGTGCAGTTGAATTGTCAGGGCATAGCCTGAAGATGCAGACAGGGTGCCCCTTGTCATTTCAGGCCTGATGCCCAATTGATTCAGAGTCACTGAACTTGCTTCAAGCACTGCATCAAGGTGGCTCTTGATGTTGGCTTGCATGTCAAGAACACTGACAGAAGCACCAGGGTTGTCAACAGTCAGGATTGAAGCAGGGTCTGACATCTTCTGTGCTTTGTCACTGTCATCAAAGCCTATGCCAACAAGTTGCTTGAATGACTGCAGGTGTTGAATGTGGTTCAGGTCTGTCTTCTGAATGCCTGTTGACAACGTTGCCTGCCTTAGTTGTTCAGACTGCCCTTCATGGAACACCTGCCCGTCAGCAGGGTACTTGTTGTGAATGCAGACCCAAGGAATGACACCAAAAGGGTTGACGTGGTCAGGGTTGTCAGAGTCAGGCAACAAGTTGAAGTCTCTGTCATAAACTGCAAAGTTGCTTGCAGTCCACACAACATACTCTTCACCCCTTTGATACATCAGAAACTTCAGGCCCAGGGGGTCAAGGTCTGCAGGCATTGCCCATGCACTGTCAGGGGTCAACAGGTCAACTGTGATGACACCCCGGGCAGGGTCAAACAATGGCCTGACAAAGACTTCTTGACACACAAAGGCAGTTTGGTCTGCAGAGAAGAAAGCCATGTCAAGATCTGCAAACACGTCAAAGGGGGCAGGGTCATTGTCAATTGTCCTTGTGACCTGCCGGGAGTAGATCGCTGCAATCTGTTCTGCAGCCTGCTTGAAGACATTGATTGAAGTGTCAGCCCTTAGTGCAAGCCTTTCATACGTCTGAGGCAGGAACAACTTCTGCAGTTCAGCGTCAAGCAAGTGCCCCCAGTCACCTGTGAAGATGTCAAGCAGGCCTGCAACGTATTCACGCCGATCTGTCTGTTCCTGTGACCTGACAAGGGCCTGCAGCATTTCACTTGTGATGTTCATCTTTGCCTTTTCCTTCTTCTCTGTGCCCGTTTGTTCTGACGTTTCTTTGTAGCCTTCTGCTTGTCTTCTCTGTTCCACTTCTTGAC